GAGAATTCAAAAATGAGACAGAAGTATTACGAAGTCGATCTCAAAGCTCTTAGAGAAGAAGTTGAGAAAGAACTCGCTGAGACAATGGATGATGTTGATGTCAACGAAGTTGATCATGATGGAGATGATACACTCGAAGATATGCTCCAGGAACTCAAATTAGTTCTTGATCTTGGCGATGATATCGAAAAAGAAAAGATTCCAGAAGATCTAAGAGGCATGGTAGAAGATGATGAAGATGCTTCTGAAGCTGATGAAGAGCTCGAGCTCTCAGACGATGCCGAAGAAGGTGATGACGAAGCACCTGAAGGTGACGAGGGTGAAATAGACTTTCAGGCTATGATGGGCGATGACGAAGGCGAAAAGAAAGACGAAATGGTCGAAGTTGACGAGGAGATGCTTGCTGAAGAGATTTTAAGAATTCGCAAGCTCGTTCGTGAAAATAAGTCAGGAAAGGTCGATCACCACTTCGGTGGAAAAGGTGGTGCTGCTGGTGTAGACGGCGCCTTCGGCGGCAAAGGCAAGGCCAATGCTGGTGTTAAAAAAGCTTTTGGTGGCGGTGACGAAGGCAAAGATGTCTTTACTAACCCGCCCACAATGAACAAACTCGCGGAAGCATTCCGTGATGAGCGCCGCAAGAATCGTGCGCTCGATGAGAAACTGAAGAAATACAGAAGTGCTGTTGAATCTCTTCGTGAACAGTTGGAAGATCTCAATCTATTTAATGCAAAGCTTCTTTATGTAAACAAGCTTCTTCAAAATAAGAATCTTAATGAGGCCGAAAAGAAGTCGGTTATTAAGGCGCTTGACGAAGCTAAGAGCTTGAACGAAGCCAAGTCATTATTCAAGTCTCTCACAGAGACTTTTGCTCGTGGCAATGCTAAGACTCTAACCGAGTCACGCACCCGCGGGTCATCTTCAAGACCTACAACCTCATCAGCACCCAAGCAAGGAGATGCTCCTGAGCTTGATCGTTGGCAGAGACTTGCAGGATTGAAGAATTAAGATAACAGATCGAAATCATGAAGACATTTAACAAAAAAGGAGTTTAAATATGTCACGTTCATTTACTTTAAATCAGCTAACAGAAGGAATTCGTGATCGTCACGTTGGTTCCGAAAGCAACAGACTAATGGAGAAGTGGACCCGTACCGGTCTTCTCAAGGGTCTCAATGATCAAAACCGTGAGACCATGTCACGTCTTCTCGAGAACCAGGCAGCCCAGGTTCTTCGAGAGGCTAACGTCCTTGGCGGCTCACCTGGTGGTCAGGTCGATGGTTTTTCAAACATCGCCTTCCCCATTGTTCGTCGAGTTTTCGGCGGCCTCGTTGCTAACGAGCTCGTCTCAATCCAGCCAATGAGCCTCCCAAGTGGTCTTCTCTTCTACCTCGACTACACCTACGGTAGCGATGTAGGCGGTGATTCAGCTGCTAGCGGAACATCCACTACTGGAACAAACGTTACCTACGAAAGAGGTCAGTCACTCTACAACAACCCAGTTGGTTCTTCAATTCGTACTGGTTCAGATGCTGTTGGCGGTCAATATGACTTGGTCGGCACTTCTTACTCACAGATCCACAAGACAGCACACAAGCTCAACACATCTGGTGATGTTCTAGCTTACGGCGCTTTCGGCGGCGGAGCTACACAGGCTTACGTTGCAAATGGTTCTGCCACAGTTAGCGGTTCTGATGGTAAGCTTCTCCAGTTCGATCCTCAGGTTGCACAGTTAATCGAGGCTGGTGGTGATTGGGGCTTCTTGATTGTTGCTACAGATCACTTAACAGGTGCAGCTGGTCAGAGCATGGATCCTTCAGCTGTTAAGTCACTTGCTCTTTACGATGCTTCAGGAACTTCAAACCTGGTTACTATACCTTCAAATGTTCAGTCAGGAGCAGGTATCAAGAACGTTCGTCGTCTCAACCAGCTAGGAACTTATGCAGGTGGAGTTTTCACCCCTGACCCACTTGTTGCACTTAATGGCGCAACTTCAGCTATTCTAACC